TTCTAGTCTGTATGAATTTATAATTGCTAAACGATACGCCTCAATGTCTTCGGCTGCCACTGGTTCTGTTGTTATTGAATAAACCGTTACTGGATTGTTTACTAAGGCTATTGGGCTTGTTGACGTCAATGTGTCTAATAAAGCTAATTTACTTTCTACTCCAATTGTTAAAGCTCTAACAGTAATATAATCAGTTGTTGCAACTAGTACGTAATCGTTATCTATAACAAATAGAAAACCTGGACTTAAAGAAGTATCATCACTTTTAAATGTAGTTGATGCTTTAATTGTAGCCCCTATAGAACCAGTTACTGTTAAAACATAAACACCAGCTCTTGCAGGATATGGATTTCTCCCAAGTTTTATTCTACCAAACCTTTCTAAAGTGCCTCCTATACTCTCACTATCTGCTGTATCAACAAATATATTTTTTTGAAGTAATCCTATAGCCAAGTAAAATAACTTTAATTTACCAGCCTGAACCATTGCCAAGGCTCTTAAAAAAACCTTCCCTACTAATGATATAGTAGCTGAATACTGGCTTTCTAAGTCTGATATAATATCGGTATAAAGCTCGTTGAGCGTTGGTATATTTCTCATAATTTATATAAAAAAATCATCGTTAAAATCTAGTATAAAGAAGTCTCCATCCTCTGATTTACGAAAATTTATAATTGTAATAGTTGGTTGATCAATGGTAGTTTTTATTTTAACACTTATTTTATCAGTCGCAACAATTGTAACGGTAACCTCAACTTTTGCGTTTAACTCAGAAAAAAAACTAAGATCTTTTTTAATTGCATTTTCGATCAATACACGCCCTGAACTTGTTAATGGTACTGAATTAATTGTTCTTTCTGTTTCTGAATTAAATTGTTGACTTGGAGAATTACTAGCAAATACTGTATTACCCCAAAAATCAAAAGATTGTGATTGCGTAATTACAGCGGTTGTTGATGCTTCAACATTTCCTCCAAACATGGCTAAATATATCATATTTTCAACTCCATTAACAATAGCCAGATCATTACCCTTTTGTTGAATATCCCCACCGTTTCCAGTTTCTATTATTGCTAAGTCGAATGTTTTCATCGTGCAGCTGTCATTGTTGAACTTAATTGAGGTGTTAGCGTTGTCCTAATGCTTTCATTGCCGCCTGTTACAGTAGTGCCTTGTGGCGCATTAATTGTAAAGTTAGCTTCTACCTTATTGTTTATTGCGCTTGCTGTTGCGTTTGCCTGAGCTTCTTTTGGATTTATGAAAACTTTTTTATTTGGATCTATACCATAATCATATTGACCTACTTGCTGGGCTTGACCAGCACTTGCAACAAATGATTTAGTATCCATACTATTAGCAAACTTTTGCCCATAATCTTTATTAAATCCACCGTTCATAAAGTTACCTAATTGCGAAGCTCTATTAGCAGCGGCATTCATTGCTTCAACTCCTTTTTGCCTTTCCTCTGGATCTAATGAAGCTAATTGCATTTTGGCTTGCACTATAGAAGCCTGAACGCCTACAGACGCTTTTGCAACTGCTAATTTTTCAGCCTCCTTTAATGTTTTACCTAATGTTAAATATTTATCTCTTAATTCAATTACATTAAATGATTCTTGTCTTAATTGTTCTTGTCTCTCAAAAGATTTATTTAATGGTTCATCAAATGCATCAATAGCTTTATTAACTCCATAAAATGCTCCAGCTAATAACGCTAATGCTAATATAGTTGCACCTATTGGATTAGCCATCATTACTGCATTAAAAGCAGCCATGTTACCAGTTGATATTGCAATAGATGCCGCCATAACATCATGAGCTATTGCACTAGCCGTTAAGGCTACTGTATTAGTTCCTAGTAAAGCTGTTGATTCTAACCGTAAAGCGTTTTGTATTCCTAAAAGAACATTATTTGCAATCATTAATCCTTTCATTGCAATATTAGCAACTTTCCAAAGAGCGAAAAACTTAATAACATTAATGCCAATTGAAACGATTTGATCTAAATTATCAGTCACTAATTTTATAATGTCCTTTACTTTACTTAGTCCAACACCAGCGCCTTCGGACGTGGTTATCATTGTTATCCACTTATCCTTTAATCTATCTAATGCAGTTGCAAGTGTTTTTGAGTTTATTTCGGCTGCGTTCTTGGCCTCTGTTGTATTAGTAACGCCTTTCGTAAACTTATCATAAAGCTTTATATTATTCATTAAAATAGAACCTGTAGTTAAGTTTATAGTTCCAAATACCTTGTCTAATAAAGCATCTTTTTCTTTTGCAGTTTTTAATTTATTATATTTTTGGTTTACTTCTTCTAAAGCATCTCTAGTATCAAATAATCCACTCTTGTATCCAAGTCCAGAGGCTTTTAATCTAACTAACGTTCCTCTTAATGCTGTCCCTGCCTCTGCCCCCATTATTTGCTTAGATGCTAAAACCTCGGTTAATGCAACCGATTGTTCTAATGATAAATTAGATTGCTTTGCAACTGCTCCAAATACTTTAAACGATTCAGACGTTTGAGAAATACTAGCAGCTCCAACAGCCTGACCTGCAGCTAAAACGTTTATAGTTCTATTTGCCTCTGTTGCTCCTAATGAAAACTGATTTAAAATACCAACTAAATTTTCAGCACTTACACCCAACTCGTCACGACTTGCTTTTGATAATGTAATTGCAGCACTTGTAACCGCTGAAATAGCCGCTGGCGTTTCCGCAAATTTAGCATTTAATCCTGCAATCTTTTCAAATGCAGTAGCTACATCCGTTGTTGATTTACCACTTTCTTTAGCTACGTCCGTTATCGCATCTTTAAATTTAGCAAAATCAATATCATTTAATTCAGAAACTATTGTTCTAAAACTTTGAACCGCTGTCTCATACTCCATTATACTAGTTGCTGAAAAACGAGCGGTCGCAATTACACCAGCAACTACAGCGGCTGAACTAGCCATTTGTAAAAACTGTTTTGACGCATCGCTTAAACCTGGAGTTAAGTTTTTAAATAACTTTTCAGATTTATTACTTACAGCCTCTATTTTAGAGCCAAAAGAAGACGTGGCTTTTTCCATAGCCTTTACATTTGCAGAATAATTATCTACAGCGGTGTAAATTGTGGGTATGGTAAAAGTTGGCATTATATTACTTTTTTAGATTCTACTTGTTTTAACATTTTATAAACGGCATCGTACCAGTATTCTATTCCTAAATAATCCTGACTATCAATAAAAAGGCTACCAATTGTAGTAGGTAGCCATTTTAATTCTAAGACTATTTGATGGATCATTGTATCTAACTCTTCATCGCTTATAGAAAAAAAATTGCAACCGAACTAGCAATACCATAATCTTCTGTATCCATTGAGGCTATAATTAAATTACCCTGTCCTGTTAACGCAGCTATTGTAGCAACTATTCTAGGCTCACCGCCAATTACTCCTTCACTATACTTCATTCTAGTATTAACATCTAATCTCGATTTGTACGTTAATGTTTTAAATGCATTATCTGCTCCTACTGGAAACAATAATGTATGAGTTAAAGAATTATCTTCATTCAATACTAAATTCCCACTGCACATAGCTTCTACTAATGCAGATATGGCCTCTTTATAGCTTTCTCTCTTAGTATCTCTAACCTTCTTTACGTCAAGCCATTTCTTTATTTCAGCTTCTGCTATTTCTTTTGATACTGCTCCCATATTAAAGTATTTTTTTCATTTTTGAACCACCAGATACTTTCAATGTAAAAGTACTAGCATTACCATTACCTGTGTGATCTCCAACTGGCGCACCCTTCCCTTGCCAAACGCTGCCATTTACAGACGTAAATGTCCAAGTGCCTTCCTCTGGACTTTCGGCCATGTCTGTTAATTTTTGTAATTCGTTATCGGTATTCATATCCCATGATACCAATGTATCAAATGACCACCTAGCTCTATTTAAAGAACGAATACTTCTACCAGAACCATCAACAGCATTAGCGTCATCATTGCCTCTGAATCCACCTAGATCAAAATTTGAATCTTCCGCTGATTTTGGATAAAATACACCACTACCTAATGTGTGATTGTATGTAATTTCTATAATATCTCCTCCTACAGGCATCGTATTTATTTTTTATAATTAATATTAACTTAGTGTACCAAAATTAAATCCAGCCTCTGCGGTTGTACTGTTAATTCTAGTAAATCCACTTCTTTTGTATTTAAAAAATGTTTCTAAACGATCTGGATTAGTTGTGCTTAACGATACAATTAAAGAATCTTGCATGAATTTAACTTCTACAATTAAAGCCCTGATTGCTAAATCTTCGGCATAGTTATTTAAAATTGCAATCCATTGTTTAGGCTTAATTACTTTTGAAGCTGTTACAATAGCATCATTTGATGCAATTGCATGATCTACAACGTTTGATTGCTCTAATAAATAATAGCCATAACGAACATTAAAGTCAATCATAATATTTCTAGGATACCTAAACTGCGGAGGTGTTTCTCCTAATTTATGATAAGTAGTAGCAAAATCCTGAATAACATAAGCCCCTGAAATCAAATCAACTGTAGAACATCCTTTTTTCAAAAAGGCATTTCTATTAGTGTAATCAGACATTGAACCTATTGACGTTGGCGTTGGCATATCTGGGTATGCTTTACCAGCAACATCTAAATGCGGTGTATTTTGAGAAACTAAAGCAAACAAAACAGTCATATTCGCAGCTGCTTCCATAGGCAAACCTTTTGATAAAGGTGCTGGTGCAATTGCAATAGTTAATTCATTTAACCTAGCATCTGTTATGCTTGTAGGGTCATCTGCTACACTTCCTGTGATTGCAATAAATGGTTTCATTACGATTCCAACAAAACGCCCTGTAGGATTAGTAGGATCTGGCTTACCATTAAATGATTCTAATGATGACATAATACTAGTAACGGTTCCGTAACTATTACAAACAATTGTATTCCATTCATTACCAAATGCTGTTAAACTAGCAGTAATTGAAGGAGTTCCTGAACCAGAAACTGCATTTGTTATTGTGTAAGTTATACCAGCGGCATTACCATTAGTATTAACGCTAACATTTAAATCATTAGACGTCAATCCCTTCCATTTAGCCGTTAAATTAGTTGTATAATCATCGTCTGTAGCAATCATTGGACACCCTAAAACTGCATTAACAGCATCAGTAATTTTTCCAGTAATGGCAGTATGAGAATCACCTGTAACAATATTTATATCATAAGAAACACCGTCCAAACCTTCACGACCAGCAATAACCAACGTGTGTGTGTAATTTTCAGTTGCAGTGCCGCTTGGCTCAATAGATATAACTTTTGCAATTGATCCAACAGCCTTAGCTTGTGGATAAGCAATAATAGGTATACCACGAACTCCACCACCGTTTAAGGGTAGTAAAATACGAGCTTGTAAATATAATGGTGAACCATATCCAAAAAGAGTTCCTGCTTGTTGAGCGGAAGTAATTTCAATTGGTGTAGTATCTAAAGTTGCTTGATTAGCCTCATTTGCTTCACCTAATAGTGCTATTCTTTGCGGCAAATTAGAAGTGCTAGTAGCAAAATTACCAGTTGTTAATTTATATCCAACAATTCTGGATATTTGTGAATCTAATACAGCGTCAGAAATTGCCATTTTTATAATTTATTTTTAGCAAAAATAGTTTTTGTAAAATGAAATATTTATATTTGGGTGCTAATAACACCCAAATATAGATGAGAATAGGCATTATAATTCCAGACCGTAAAGATAGGCCATTGTTCTTAAAAAACTGTATGCGGTTAATTCAAGCTCAAACTTTACAGCCTGAAATAATTGAATTAGTAAATTATGAAGCCGAATCTGAAAGTGTAGATATTACCCAAAGATATAGAAGAGGGTATGATAATTTGAGAAACAAAGGACTTGACATTATTGCATTAATGGAAAACGACGAATGGTACTCTACAGACTACTTAGAAACTATGGTTAATGGATGGGTAAATAATGGTAAGCCTGATATTTTTGGCACTAACTATACTATATATTATCATATTAAACTATTTGCGTATTTTACAATGCATCATCTAACCCGTTCGAGTGCAATGAGTACTTTGATAAAACCTGATTTGAATTTTAAATGGTGTGTAGACGACCAGCCTTATACCGACTTACATTTATGGAGTATTTTAAAAGGCGTTACATTTAAACCAGATAAAAAAATATGTTTAGGAATTAAACATGGTGTAGGAAAATGTGGGGGCATGGCTCATGTAGATAAATTGCACCGTTACCAAAACGAGTTAAGCGTAAATGATTCTGATAAAACATTTTTACGAGATATAATGGATTCTGAAAGTTTTGAATTTTATAGTAATTATTTTAACAACTAACAATATGTGAACAGAAATTTATAACCAAATTAGATTAATAAGAATGATTGCAGTCATTGTTATATTTGTTGTATTAGCTTTAGTAGTAATAGGTATTATAATCATAGAAGGCATTAAAGAAATAATTAAAAAAAATAAATAATGAAAAGAAATGACGGCTTTTATTGGGTGAAATTTCAAGGCGAATTGCAAATAGCCCAATGGTGTTATCAAAACACATGGATGCTAACTGGATCAGAAATAAATTATTATGATGGACAGCTTGATTATATTAACGAAAAACAAATAATCTATGAATCAGATAATTGAATTATGCGATGATGTAAATAACAATAAATACATTATCGTATGCGAATAAGCCTAATTCACCCAAGTCGTAGCCGACCAGAAAAAGCAAAATCAACTTATGATTATTGGATAAATAAATCTATTAGTAAATTTGAAATTGAGCATATATTGTCGTTGGATTTTAGCGACCCTTTAAGTAAGGAATACGATGTGTTTTTATCTACTTCTACAGTATTGTATAGTCATAATACATGCGTTGTTGAGGCAACTAATATAGCTGCTAAACAGGCAACTGGTGACATCTTAATTTATTTAAGCGATGATTTTAAATGTCCAGATAATTGGGATTTGCTTATTTTAGAAAAGATTCAAAATGATAAACCTCAACTTTTAAAAGTAGATGATTGTTTGCAAAAATTTGAAGTTGCTGTTTTGACTATTCCAATTATGAATAGAAAACTTTATGAAACATTAGGTTATTTTTGGCATCCAGATTTTAAAAGTATGTTTTGTGATGAACATCTTTATTGGATCACAAAAAATAACGGCTGGCTATATTTAGCCCCTGAATTAATGTTTCCACATGAACATCCATGTAACAGCAAATCAGAGAATGATGAAACTTATAAAAGAAGTGCTGCAAATTGGGATCAAGGTAAAGCGGCATTTGCTAAACATAAAGAATTAAATTTTCCGTTATGAAAATATCAATATTAATACCAACAATTCCAAGTAGAGAGGCTAGTTTAGACAACTTGCTCAAAATATTATTGCCTCAAATGAGTACGTTTACTTCTAGTAAAGATTACGATAATAATATTACTATTTTAAAATACCATAATTTTGATATTGAAATTATAGTTTGTTCTGATGAAAAAAAGATTACAACTGGTGAAAAAAGAAATCGTTTATTAAAAATAGCAAGTGGAAAATACATTATATTTATAGACGACGATGACGAAATTCCGAATTACTACATTAGAGAAATGTTAAAAGCGTGTGATTCAGATTCAGACTGTTTTGCTATCAATGGTAAAATGACAACAGACGGCCAAAAGGAAATTAAATGGAGGCTATCAAAAGATTACGATAATATAACGATTAAAGAAAACGGAGTTGATATTTATCTTAGAAAAACAAATCATATCACGGCTGTAAAACGTGAATTAGCTTTACTTGCACCATTTCCAAACAAATCAAATGCAGAAGATAAAGGGTATTCGGATGCTTTAAATCCATTCTTGAAAACAGAATATAAAATAGATCTTCCAATGTATCATTATAAATTTTCAACTAAAAATAAAGAATATTAATATGAAACCACTAATTATTTCACTTGCTATAAATGGCCGTGACAACTACATTGAGAAACAAAAAAAACTAATCGAAACACTTCATTTAGCAGGTGATTGTAATGCTTGGATTTTAAATGAATATCCAAAAGGTGTAACACCTCACGAAATTACGCCTTATAAATTTAAGTATGATTTGATTAAGCAAGCTTTCGATACAGGATATAGGAAAATATTTTGGTTAGATAGTACAATGAGATTATTAAAAAATCCATTTGAATTATTGGATCAATCTAAGCAAGGAATAGTTGCCTTTGATAATATTGGCCATCCTGTTTATAAATACATTACTGATTTAGCTGTTGAAAATTTAGGTTGCAATAGTTATTTATATAATATTAAAAACACTTGGGGAGGGGCTTTAGGATTTGATTTTGACAATGCAAATACATTGTTTATACTTAATGAAATTAGAGACCAAGCAAAAATCGGTTCATTCGATAACGGCACATCTATTAGGGAAGGATTTATTGCCGCTAGGCATGACCAAAGTGTTAACTCAGTTATATTCCATGACTGGGAAATTAATATCCTAGATTACGGTGTAATCGCTGCTAAAAAACACGTAACAGATAAAACATACATTCAATATGGAGACTAGAAATACACTATCCATACTTATTCCAAGTATTCCAGAAAGAAAAGAAAATCTGTTCAGGTTGCAAAAAGAGCTGTATAAACAGGCTTTTGCAATTCATAATACTTTTCCAATCATTGGATGCATTGAAATATTAGTTGATGATAGTAAGTCTTTTTTGAATGGTGGTTTAAAGGTAGGTAAAAAAAGGGAGGGATTAATTAGAAGAGCTCAGGGTAGATATGTTTGTTTTTTAGATGATGATGATGTCCCTGCCCCTAATTATGTTAAGACATTATTAGAATTATGCAGTGAAGGTAAGCATGTAGTTACCTTTAGGGCTTTATTTAAATTAAACGATTACTGGGGCATGGTTAACATGAGTTTACTTAATAAGGAAAACGAACAAGCTACTCCTGATAGAATAATTAACCGTCCTCCTTGGCATATTTGCCCTGTATGGACTGAATTTGCTAGGCTATACGATTTTAAAGACGTTAATAATGCAGAAGACTTTGAATGGATGGAAAAGGTTTTATCACATTGTCAAACAGAATCACACACCGATAAAATATTGTTTCAATATAACCACAATTCAAAATCGGAGGTGGATAAAATAGAAAACTTAAATAAATAACATGCACACACAACTATTAAACAAAATAGGCCAAAGAGCTTATTCAACAAAAGAAACTTTACTGCATAGCTATAATATGGGTAAATACGTAACTGAAAATAATATCCAAGGCGTTCGTGCTGCTTGCGACGAATATTTTAAAGGCCAAAATGTTGAATGGCTTAGTATAGAAAATTCAACTCCTAAATATTTAATTAAGAAATAATGGAAAATAAAAACTTTTGTGAAATATTATTATCAAATGGGTTTACGCAAAAAGAAAAACAAAATCCAAAACGTGGGTGGTTAGGCGTTGATACTTATAGCCCTACTAATATTTATACTAAAGGAAATACAGGTGTTTGGATAATGCTACAATGGTGCGGAATGCCGTTACCTAAAGAACAAAAAGATTGGGATTTGTATTATGCTTTCTCTTGTAAATATATTAAAATAGATATTACTGGAGATTTACATAAATCAAAAACACCTATATTTGAAACATGGAGTGGTGAAATGCCTAGTCAGGAAATAATTAATTTAATAATAAAATAAAATATGAGCTATTCACAAAACAAAGAAGAAGAAATAATTTTAGATTTCTTTAAAGACAAAAAAGACGTTACATTGCTGGATTGTGGCGCGAATGATGGGAAAACATTTAGCAATTCACTTGCTTTAATTGAACGAGGAGCTATTGCTACTCTAGTTGAACCAAGCAAATTAGCGTTTGCTAAACTTCACGAATTACACAAAGGAAACGAAAACGTATTTCTAATTAATGCAGCTGTAGGAACTGAAATTGGAACTATGATGCTACACGAATCAGGTCATCATTTACCAGACAAATCAGACGTTGCCTTGCTTAGTTCTTTAGATGAAGATGAAACAACTAAATGGAAAAAATCAGGTGTTAAATATGATTCTTATCATGTAGATGTTATACCATTTGAAGCATTAGCGTTTCGTGATTACGACTTTATTACAATTGATTGTGAGGGCTTAGATATTGATATTTTAAAACAAATTGATTTAACTAATGTTCAATTAATT